ATATAGTGAGGCCTATCTTCCATTGGGAATTCAATATGCATGTTAGAGATGAATCGTTGCTTGGCGGCCGCGATTTCTTTTTCCGGATTGGGATATCTTACTTCTAAGGTCGTCATATAAATAAACCTACAAATGTATACGAAACTATTTATGCGGACAAAATGAGTTACAAGGGACGGTTTCAACCACACAACCCAAGTAAATACAAAGGGAATCCTACGAATATTATTTATAGAAGTTTGTGGGAGCTCAAACTTATGAGATATCTTGATGACCACCCCAATGTGCTTCAATGGTCGAGTGAGGAATTTTTTGTTCCTTATCGGAGTCCAATAGACGGGAAGAGGCATAGATATTTTCCAGACTTTTGGGTAAAGCAGAAGAATGCGCAAGGAAAGATTGAGACTATTGTTATTGAGGTTAAACCGTATAAACAAACAAACGCGCCCGATCCTTCGAAAGCGCTCACGCCGAAGGGGAATAAATCGAAGAGGTATGTCAGAGAAGTGATGACGTATGGCGTTAACCAAGCAAAATGGAAAGCGTGTAGAGAGCTTTGCGAAGATAAGGGCTGGAAGTTCCAGATCATGACAGAACACGAACTAGGAATCAAATAATGGCCTCTTATATCTTTGATAAGTTATTGACGCAAGGTGTTCGTGCTGGGCAAGTCCCTGCACGAACCCAAGATGCCAGAGCCTGGTATCGTGACACTGCAAAGAATGTTAAGCGCGTCAATCAAAAATCTATGATTAAGAGTGATGCTGAGCGTATGACTCAGAGGATCCTTCCTGGCAACATGTACATGTTTAGCTACAATCCCAAGACAAAAATTCAATTGCCATACTACGATAGATTTCCTCTTGTGTTTCCTTTTGATAGCTTTAGTGGGGGGTTCTTGGGGATGAATCTTCACTACCTCCCTCCAACATTAAGAGCAAAGTTGATGGATGAGTTGTATGATCTTGTTTCTAACGAGAGATATGATGAGACGACAAAACTAAGGATATCCTACGGGCTACTAAATAGTGCAAGAAAGTACAGATACTTTAAACCGTGTGTGAAACAGTATCTGTTTAGCCATGTACAATCTAGCTTTATGTACATATATCCTTCTGAATGGGATATGGCATTATTCCTGCCAACAGAAAGATTTAGTAAAGCAGGTAAAGACAAGGTATGGATCGATTCTAGGAAGATAGCACGTGCTTAATATTGATAAATTTAATTCTAAGATGAATGAGGCTGGCGGTCCTGTCAACTCGAGTAAGTTTATTATGCGCATTGCTCCAAAACAATTGAGCTGGGTAGATAGAGCCGCCTCTGATTTAGTTAACGATCTTGTGTTCTTTATCGATAGTGTCAACCTTCCAGGCAAGTTTCATTCCTTCTCAGATATTCGTAGATTTGGATACGGACAATTAGAGAGAAGACCAAATTTTCAAACATTCAGTGAAATAACGTGTACCGTAATACTTGATCGAAAAGGTAATAATCTTGGGTTCTTTAATAGATGGATGGACTATATTCTTGGATCTGGCGGTCTAATGACTGAGACAAAGAATGAAATGATTGGCCAGAATGGTGGGCTGACAGGATATACTCATGAGCACGCCTACCCCAATACATACTTAACTGACATTGATATCTTTGTCTTAGATCAACATATCAATTATGGAGATCAAGTAGATCCAGAAAAGAACTGTGTTGTACACTATAAACTACATGATGCTTATCCATCGTCTATAGGTGATACAGATCTAAACTGGAATAACAATAACACAATTGCTCGTGCACCTATTATATTCCAATATAAGTTTTGGGAAGCGACACAACATACATTGTCTACTGGCCAGTCGAGCGTGGTTAGTTCTGGGGTGACTAATGATAGTGGTCTACCTAATGTTGGCGTCGATATTAGTATCGGACCTGGTGGCATCTCTGGTGGTGTGTCGGTGCTTGGTGAGAACGGATCGGTTAGAGTTGGTTCAGATGGTCGTGTAACTGGTGCATTACGGACTGGTATTGGCGATATTAATATTGAGCCAAATGGTAGAGTATCAACTCAAGTCAATATCCCTCTTTCGCTGACGAGTGAAAATCTATTACCGGTAAGAAAGAATTAATTAACTATACAATGGAGTTATATCATGGCATTACCTAAAATTGATGTCCCTATCTTTTCTATCACACTTCCTTCGAATGATCAAGTAATAAAGCTACGACCATTTACAGTCAAGGAAGAAAAAATACTATTGATTGCAAACGAAACAAAGGACCCACAAGAGGTCCTTAATGCAGTTATTCAGATTGCAAATAATTGTATTCTTGAAGATGGTGTTGATGCACAATCGATTCCTCTTGTAGATCTCCAATATGTTTTTCTTCAATTAAGGTCTAAGAGTGTTGGTAACATAGCTGAGATCATGGTAACAGATGAAGAAGATCAGAAACAGTATAAGATCGAAGTTGACCTGGACTCGGTGCAGATTATCAAACCAGAAGTCAATGTGCCTAACGTCATTCAACTAACTGATGAAGTGGGGATCACTTTAAAGTATCCGACATTAGATCTTGCAAGAATTAGTCAACTAACGACAGAGGACCTGGTTCTCTTTTGCCTTGTCAACATCTTTGATGGGGACAATGTATACGAAGTCTCTGATAATACAGAAGATGAGCTCCGAGAATTCATCAGTAGCATGTCAACTCCTCATGTAGAGAAGATCAAAGAGTTCTTAGAAGGAGTTCCACGATTACAGTATACAGTATCTTATACAACAGAATCTGGAAAAGAAAAAACGATAGAGATAGGCAACATTAACGATTTTTTTTAGTAGCGCTGAGCCATAACAATCTCTTGAACTATTACTATTTAAATTTTTCATTGGCTCAGCATCATAAATACAGTATAGCAGAGATTGAATCTTGGATACCATTTGAACGTGACATATATGTTGAACTGCTGGTCCAACACCTGAAGGACGAAAAAGAGCGAATAGAACAACAAAATATGTCACGGAGGTAATGATGGCAGAAGGTTCACACCCAGCTGATACAAATGGGGATGGCGTTGTCTCGGAAGAAGAGCACGCAATGTATCTTGAATTTAAACGTAAAGAATTAGAAGACAATGACGCGCAACGCGATGCTATTCGCAAAATGGCGTGGTTCAGTTTGTTTGGGTTACTACTATATCCACTGGGAATCTTCTTGACCTCAGCCTTTGGATTAGATGGTGCAGCTAATTTGATTGCTGACATCGCACCAACTTACTTCGCCTCAATCGCTGTTTTAGTATCCGCTTTCTTTGGCGCCGATGCATTAAAAGGTAAAAAATAAATGGCAGACTTAAGCGCAGTAATATTTAAGCTCAACGAAGGTATTGCTACCAATACCAGAGAAATTAAAAACCTCTCATCTACCTTAATCAAGGCAGAAGCTGTTGGGGTTGCTGTGCTTGAGTCTACATTAACAGATATCAAAAAAATCTTATTAGAAATGGCGGGTATTGATAAAGAACGCTTTGAAGCAGAGAGAGAAAAATTTGTCCTTGAAGGATTGCTTCCTTATGAAGAATCAACCGCTCCGCCAGGTTCGAATCCACAAAAAAGCATGATCAAATCGTTTGCTGAACTATTTGATGAATCTTTGCTTGGCAAACTGACTCAATCAATTTCTGGATCAGCGGATGGTTTTGGTAAACTATTTACTGTCGGAGGAGTAGCCGCAATCGGCGCAGCGTTAATTAATGGTGTTTTAGGGCTTGGTATGAACTTAGTACCATTAATGCTCGGAGCCGTTGGTTTGTGGTTATATGGCCGAGGTGAGAATTTTGATTGGGAGAATGAAATTGACCGATCTGTCGCCGGCATGGGAATAGGGACTGGTCTTGGTGGAGTAATTGGTTTCTTCTTAGGAGGTCCAATTGGTGCAATCATAGGTTCCCTTCTAGGTGGAATTGCAGGAGCGTTGATTGGATACGATTGGGATAACTTTGTTGAAAAACAAAACCCATTCGATGCTAAAAACTGGGAACGAAAATTTGGATTTCTTAAGTTTGGACCCTCAGATCCTTCGATGATTGATCCTGAGTCGGAAATGGTGTATACAGATCCGCGACCAACAGGCTTCGAAGGATTAAGCGATTCCGATCTTAAAACTATGGGCCAAAGCACATATAAGTCTTTGAGTTCTTTAGTCGCAATGCCTACTCAGCAGAGAGATCAAAACGCAATAAACGTCTTGCAGAATCAGCTTGAAATGCTCGAACTAGAAATGAAACGCCGCGGGGCAGCCCCTCCAACACCAAGTGTTCCTGCACCCACACCCCCTGTACCTCTTCCTAAAGTTCAAAGTCCAGCTCCGGTTATGAGACCTTACACACCACATCCACTCCATTCGCCACTTCCTGATACTGAACTTACACAGGGCGTTAATTTGATAAAGATGTTTACTGATCATATGAATAGACTAGCTAATCCCCAGCTAGCTGCTCAAGGTCCAACTGTTGTGGATGCGAGTCAAAGAACGACAAGTGTGTCTAATCAAACGCTTGCAATCAAGGGGAGTAGTGCACTTGACAATCTTCCCCCCGATTGGCGTTTCTATCAAAGAAGTGCTATTGCTTAGTCTTCTTCAGCCAACTGCTTGAAGAACGATAACGAATCATCATCTTCTTCTGTTGCACTTCCTGTATCCCATGGAATATCATCTTCCACTTTCTGAGGAGTAGGAGTAGCGACTTGCTCACGGAATGATGGAGCAGGTGCTTCATCATGCGATGCAGCAGTTGACGTTGCTGCAACCGCTCCTGTAAGACCAAGCGCCTTATTCAGCTTAGCCTTGAGCTCGTCATAAGACTTGAAGTGCTTAGGATCAATGAACTCCTGAAGAGAGTTCTCCTTACTCCAAATAGCCTCAAGCTCGTCATCATCGAACCCACCCAATGTAGACTGAGCATCGAACTCAGACTTATCGTAGTTACGATAGCCTTCGACCTTACGGATCTTCAACTTGAAGTCCGCTCCTTGCCAGAAGTCAAATGGGTTGATCGCCTGCTCGTCTTCGAACGCAGGGTTCATCGCCTCATTGATCTTATCAAAGATCTTCTTGCCGTAACGATACAGCTTGACCTGTCCTTCGTTCTGAGGGTTGGCAGGATCCTTAACAATATAGATGTTAGAGAGGAAGTATAGACGGCGCTTGGTGTTCTGACGAACAAACTGCTTATCTGCATCAGAGCCACTATTCCACAATGTAGAGTTGTACTCAGAAACAGGACAGTTCTGACCAATAGTAGTCAGTGACTTCTCAATGAACCAGCCTCCTGGTCCTTTGAAACCGTGATCCCAAATGCGTACGAACGGAACGTCCTCGCCTTCAGATGCAGGAAGAAAACGTATAACGGCATAACCGTTACCCGCTTTGTCGACTTCTGGTTGCCAGAAACGATCATCGTCGTTTTCCTTTGTCTGGGGAGTGTTGAGCTTGTTCAGCTCGCCTTGAAGTTTAGACAGGTCGTTACGACCGCGTGATTTCATATCAGCGAATGACATATATGTCTCCTTTTTATATCGTAATATTTCGTAG